CCCGCCGAACGCATTATTCATGTTTATTATTCCGAACGCATGGAACAAAGCCGCGGCCTTCCCTGGATGGCGCCCGCGATGCCGACCATCAAACTGCTACAAACGTATTTAGAAAATGAGGTTGTTGCTTCAAGTCTAGCCGCCGCGAAGGTGGCGACGATTACAAATAACAGCGGCGACGACGTTGCAATGGATGGAACGGTTGACGGATACACTCCGATTTCAAACATGGAACCAGGGTCAATTGAACAACTGCCTTCAGGTTGGGAAATGAATCCGCTTGAATTCAGTCATCCGACTTCACAATTCCAGCCGATGCTGGAAACCGTAATCATGCAAATTGCATCAGGTTTGGGTGTTCCATATTCTGATCTTTCATCGAACATGACAGGCGCAAGTTATTCATCATTACGCCAGGAAGCATTACAAAGCCGCGAATATTACAGAACATTACAGCAATGGTTCATTGATCAGTTTATTGATCCGATTTATCAGCGTTGGCTGAGTTCAGTTTTGACAACTCCAGGAAGCGATACCGGAGCCATTTTAAAACTTCCCGTGGAGAAGTTTTTTAAATGGAGCGAAGGCGCGCATTTCTTCCCTCGCGGCTTCGAGGGCGTCGATCCTTTGAAGGATGCAAACGCGAAGAAAGTCGCATTGCAGAATGGGTTTGTTTCCTTGCAGGACGTGGCCGCTGATCGTGGAACCGACCTAGAAAGCCTGATGGCACAGCATCAAACTGCGAAATCATTGGCGCAACAATACGGCGTCAAATTAGCCTTTGAGCCGTTCGGCTCGCCGCATCAATCCATAGAGCCGGAGATTGAATAAAATGGAAGACAAGAAAATAGAATATCGAGATTTTAAAATCGATTCTGAAGATACAAACACGAAAACAATCGAAATGAGTGTGTCCAGTGAATCGCCGGTGAACCGGAATTGGAACGGCATCCAGGGGCGTGAAGTTTTAGACCATTCCCCAGGATCAGTTGATTTATCACGATTCGAAAACGGGGCTGGTGCATTATTGCTGGACCATGACCCGGAAAAACTTATTGGAGTTATCGATTCAATACGCCTTGACGAATCTCAACGGAAGTTGAGAGCAACGGCGCGGTTTGGAAATTCCGCGTTAGCAAAAGAGGCATTTCAGGATGTTGTGGACCGGATACGCACCAACGTGTCCATCGGTTACAACGTCAATAATTTTATCCAAGAGGATTCTGAGGACCGGGCGGGAGCGCCGACTTTCCGAGTCAATGATTGGACTTTATTAGAAATTTCAAGCGTCTCCATTCCTTCCGATTTTGAGGTTGGAGTAGGACGGAATACAGATTTAAAACCATCTCATCATAGGATTGAACCGATGGAAAACACACTAGAACAGCCGATGCAAAAAAGCATCGTGGACGACCCTGAGCTTAAAGCACGGCTTCAAAAAGAAGCGGCTTTAGCAGATCGTAAACGATCCAAAGAAATTTGGGAAATCGCAGGAAGAAACAATATCCCGCATGACGTAGTTCAAAAAGCAATTTATGACGACGTTGTTTCGGTTGCTGATTTTCGTGGGATCGCATTAGATCATCGCGAAAAAGAAGGTCTAAAAAGTCAGAATTTAGAAAAAACGACTATGGATTTGACGCCTAAAGAATTGGACCGTTTTTCGGTTGCTAAAATTCTTTGGGCAGAAACAAACCCGCATGATCGTGCCGCCCAGGCAGAAGCCGCGTATGAAAGGGACGTCATCACAGAATTTCAAAAAGTTTCCAAACGAACCGGAAAAGGCTTGATGATTCCAGAGGATATTATCATGTCAAAACCTTTATCGGGCGCCGCATTAGTCCAATCTGGACGCATGAAACGCGATTGGAATACGACTGATGCAACAGGCGGATATTTGATTGAGACTCAACTTGTTTCGTTCATTGATCGGCTTCGTCATTATCTTTTTCTGACAGATATCGGAATTACGGAACTTCGTGGATTGAATGGGCCGATTAATATCCCTCGTTTGACTGCATCACAAACCGCGTATTGGGTGGCTGAAGGTTCGGATCTCACCGAATCCCAAGGGACGTTGGACCAGGTTTCGTTGACGCCTAAAACAGTCGGCGCCTTTTCTCAGGTGACGCGCAGACTTTTGGAAGAAGCAAAAACCAATTACACCGTCGAAACGTTAATTATTGATGACATGGCGAAGCAAATTGCCGCCGCGATTCAAGATAAGGCGTTGAGTGGTGATGGTTCCTCAAACACGCCAACCGGATTGTATAATTCTTCAATTTCAACAAAGACCTGCTCTGATCAAAACGATCCGACCTGGGCCGAGGTGATTGATTGCTGGAGTACAACTGCGGCGAATCGTGCGCTTTCATTACCACGCGATGAGTTCGCCTGGGCATGTCCTTCGACGGTTGCCGGGAATATGATGGCAAAAACTAAGGATAGCGGCTCCGGTCGATTCGTCATGGAAGACGATTTCAGGATCTTGTCCTATCCGGTGATGGTTTCTGAGTTGTGTAGTCAATTGACGTTCGGTGCATGGCGCCAGCTTATTATCGCCTATTGGCAAGGGCTCGATATTTTAACCGATCCTTATACAGCGGGTAAATCTGGAACCGTCAATTTTTATGCAATGCAAGACGTCGACGTAGGTGTTCGACTACCGACTGCATTCTGTAAAACAACGGCATAATTTTAAGAGGGCGGAATGGTTTGGAACACTGAAACATTCCGCCCATCTACCGAGGGAAAAATGGATAAAACCATAAAGATTCTAAAACAGACGATTATCAGTAACGAAGTCGCAAAGGTTGGAACGGTTCACACGGTTCCAGCCCGTATTGCTGAAATGCATGTCGGGTCAGGGAATGCGGAATATATGGAAGCGCCAGCGACAAACCGGGCCGTAGGTGTTCAAGGTTCCGATTCAACGCCTAAGAAAAGGAAAGCGAGACGGTGACAATTGAAACGGCAACCGATCTAGGGGACTTTTTCAAGACGGACGACTTCGCGGTTGCGGCAACTTATACCGCGGCGGGTGAGTCAGCGGCAACGATTAACGTTTTGTTTGATAAGCCGTTCAATAGTATTCCAATGGATACAGGCGAGGTCGATATCGAATCAAACACGCCGACCGCACTTTGCCAGACAACCGACGTTTCTGCGGCGGCGCATGGTGACGTGATTGTTATTAGTTCGAACACGTACCACGTAGTCGGAGTGCAGGCGGATTCTGGTTCCGGTTATCAAGGAACAACGCTTTTAGTTTTGGAAGAGCAATAATGCAAAGAAAAAAATAGGCGCATTTTTTATTAAGCATTATGGCAAATCATTTAAGGCGGCAAATTCGGGAAAGGATCGTTTCTGATGTAACCGGACTATCTACGACCGGAAGCAATGTTTTTGAAGGTCGCGTGTATCCGGTTGAAGAGTCGAAACTGCCCTGCTTGCTTGTTTACGATTCGGAGGAATCGATTGAAGCGCAGACCTTGGCCCCTGCCGGGTCAAGGTCAATGATGGCGACATTGAATGTGGTCATTGAAGGATATGCAAACGGCGGAGATGGTGCAACGGTCTTAGATACGCTTGCAGGGATTCAAAAAGAGGTTCAAATAGCACTTGCGGGTGATGTTTCGATTAATTCATTGGCAGGCGATTCCGTACCAGTAAGCGCTGATATATCGCTTTCTGGTGAGGGATCAAAACCGACCGGATCGAATCGCTTGACGTATCAAGTCCGATATGGATATGCGGAGAACGCGCCGGACGTCGCAACATTAGGAGCATGATGCAAATTGAATTGACTAAAAATACGGTTATAGAAGGCGTGCCATACGAGGCGGGCGCGCTTATTGTTGCTTCGCCTCAAAACGCGGAAAAGCTGATTCAAAGGGGTTTTGCAAGAATCCCAGAAAAGGCGGACCCGGAGCCAAAACCTAAAAAAAATAAAGGCAAAAAATGAGTACCCATACTGGAATAGACGGAGTTGTCAAATATGACGGCAATGCCATCGCATCAATTTCCTCATGGTCATTTGATCAGACACAAGATGCAGTTGAAAACACTGCACTCGGACAGAGCGCAAGATCCTATCTGACAGGTGTCATCGGATGGAGCGGAAGCGCCGAGGCTTTCTGGGATGAAACTGATACAGCACAAAGTCAAATCGATACAGATATGGGATCTCCTGCGATTAAGACGCTTGAGCTTTATGCTGAAGGCACGACGTCGGGAGATACCTACTGGACCGGAAGCGTGATTGTGACTTCAGTTTCACGGTCAGCGAGTGTCAACGGAATGGTAACAGCCAGTTTCAGTTTCCAAGGGACAGGTGGCCTGACCAAAACAACCGTCTGATGAGTGCAATTGAAAGCATCAAAGCTCATTATCGTTCAAAATTAGCAGGTGGATTAGGTTCAGTCGACGTTCCTGAATGGGGAACAGAGACAGAACCTTTGCGGATCTGGTTTAAATCGGCGACTAATCCAAAAACGCAGGAAAAGCTTGCCAAACTTTTCAATGAATCGAAACCAGTCGAGGCGGCAGTTGAGGCTTTGTATATTCGTGCATTGAACGAAGATGGGTCCGCGATGTTTGTTTCTGCAAATCGCAGGGAGTTGATGAATCATTGCGATGTTGATATTTTGATCCGCGTCGTCGGTGAAATCAATAATTACCAAGCGATTGAAACCGATGAAATCCTGGGAAACTGAAGACGCATTCCGATCTGTATTTCTATTTTCAACTTGCTGAGCATCTCCATAAGACCGTCGGCGAGGTGATGGAAATAAACGAAGCAGAGCTCCAGGGTTGGAATGCATATTTTCAAATAAAAGCAGAACGTCAGAAATAAATGGCAGTATCCACGACAGTCCAGATAAAGGCGGAAGATAAAACGAAAGCGGCGTTTCGTAAGATCAACGACCGGACCTCAAAGCTGAAAAAGTCGTTTGGGGGTCTTGCAGGGGCCGCGGTTTCGCTTGCAGGCGTTGCAGGTCTGGGCGCATTGACTTCGAAGATTCTCACGCTTGGTGATCGGATTGGAAAAGTCGCTATTCAAACTGGAGTTGCGGCAGAGGATCTTCAAAAATTCCAGTTTGCCGCCGAGCAAAGCGGAGTCGGTGCGGAGTCGATGAACAAAGCACTCCAGAAACTCAACAAACAAGTCGGTGAGGCAGTTTTAAAGGGCGGACCAGCAAAAGAAGCCCTTGACCAGTTAGGCATTTCCGCGCTCACTTCTTCCGGTCAAGTCAAATCAACGGAAACAATATTTCGAGATATTGCAGGGGCATTCGGTGACGTCGAATCGGATGCAATACGTGCTAAGATTGCGTCTGATTTATTCGGACGCGCTGGAGTCGAGTTGATTCCTTTATTAAATGCGGGCGCAGATGGCGTTGATAAATTCGGGAAGCAATTAGAATCAGTCGGTGGCGTGATCAATGATGAATCGATCCAATCTATTCAAAATTTAAATGACAAAATAAACCTTCTTTCAAAATCATTTACTGGATTTTTAGCAGATTCCGGAACATTCGAATATTTTGGTAACATCATTGATGGTTGGACGTTTGGCGTTAAGAAGCTGAATACGATGTTTGGTGACCAGGAAAAGAAGATCCGAGATATCAATACTATTTCGGATGAACTTAAACTAACACGCAAGGAAACTGCACTTTATCAAAGTCGGATTGAAAAATCGACGGGCGAAGAAAAGAAAGAAGCGCAAGAACGACTGAAGACAAACAAAGAACAAATAAAAGGACTCCAAACCGAATTACTCAGTGCTGAAAAGATCGAGGGAAGCGTCAAGGATCAAGAAAAAGCACAAACCAAGGTTAAAAAGGCAATTAAGGCGACCAATACCGTCGCAAAGGAACTGAAAAAGACCGTTAAACCTTTGATGATTGCAGGGAAACTCGATATTCCTGCAATCGGCGGAAGGCAAGGGCTTGGCGGATCTTTGGAGAAATTCACCGAATTCTATCTGAATCTGATGGTGCTTGCCGAGGATTATCTAGGCGAGGGTTTCGGGGTTGCGGGAATCGTAAAAAAACACCTAAAAACAATCCGCCAGGATTTTACCGAAATGATCACGGGTTTGCAGAATCAACTGGTCTTTAGACGTAATGATATTTCAGATGCATTCGCAGATATTCTGACGGATTTCGAAAAAGAACTTCAAGAAACCAAAATCGATGTTGAAAATATTAATATTGAGATTCCGTCGAGTGCGTTTGATTTCACAAATACTTTTGCAAAGGTTCCTGGGGAGATATTCGATTTCAGCGCGGTGACACAATCCGCAAGTGCAGTCGATTCCTTGGTTAAACAAATCAATTCGTATTCAGTTGGCTCGCGTAGTGTTTCGCGGAGTGCAACCGCGGCATCAAGCTATCGTGGACATGGAACCGTTTTGCAGGGAGTCGGCGCACCAACACCTTATTGGTCTGGAGATGTTCCATCAGGATATACGAATTTCAATTCACGTAATTTAGAATACGACGTTCCGTCCATCTCATCATCTGGGACTTCAAGCCGATCATCGGGCCGATCTTCCATGTCAAGCGGCTCAAGCGCCCTGGAAAGCACCGGAGGGAACGCGCCAATCCAAGTGAATATCTATGATGGGACCGGGCAACGTATCAGCGCATATGACAGCGCAATTCGAGTCG